GGTATATATAGATGATATACCTAGATGGGGGTCACTTTACTGTCCTAACCCAGATTGTCGGCATATGGGATGGTGCTTAGAACGAGGGTTAATTAAAGACCCCAGAAAATAAGTGTTTTTGATATGGGATACAGGAAGGAGAGGATATGAAAGCAACGAAGGAAGAGGAACGTCTTATTATGGCTGAGGTAGCTGAGAGGATAAAAGACATTGTTTACATGACAGCCATGAAGCAAGAAGAGCAGATGCTACACAGTGTGAGAATCAATAAGCTACTCAACGACCCTGAGACCAGGAATCCCGTTATATTTACATTTCGGGCTGAGATGTGCGCAGGGGATATACAACAGATAGTAGCTCGGCATCGTAGAGGCAGGGAGGAATGAGGCGTTAGGAATTTTGAATGGCATACAAAGAAGCGCAAGAGAAGATATTTGAGCTAATCGGTTTCAAGCCAACGGAGGAACAGTGGAAGATATTAAGGGATAGAGCGAGGATAGCCCTGATAGCTGGTGGAGAGCGGTCAGGGAAGTCACTAACGAACTCAATGAAGCTAGTTTCCGTGTTCTATAACGGGACGCTTTATTGGCTTGTTGGGGAGGATTACGAAAGTTGCAGGGGGGAATGGAATCACCTGGTAGAAGCGTTCACGAAGCTAGACCAGATAGTTGAAGTAACAAAGAACATAGACCCTGGGAAGATAGTGTTGCAGGGCGGGATAGAGATAATCACGAAGTCGGCGAAATATCCCGAGAAGATAGCCACAATGGCACCTGATGGGATATTGGTGGTGGAGGCAGCGCAGATAGATTTTGAGACATATTTAAGGTTAAGGGGAAGGTTAGCAGAGAAGCGGGCGTGGATGAGTATGGCGGGGACGTTTGAAGGCTGTCTAACGGCAAGTAACCTTGTGCCTACTAAGAGAGGGATTCTCGCAATAAGCCAGGTGCGGAAGGGTGATGTTATCAATGGGATAACGGGATATGCTGAGGTTGCCCGAATGTGGAGATTAGGGGAAAAGCCTGTTATACATGTTACTCTGGATAAGGGATTCTCTATTAGCGGGACATTAGAACACAAAGTGATTACTCGGAAGCCAGACGGCAGTGTGGTATGGGAAGAGCTTAATAGGATACAGCCGAAGGATTTAGTTGCTATCCGTGCTGGTGCCAACTTGTGGGGGGATAGTCACATAGATGCTAATGATGCTTATTTCTTGGGGTTATACATAGCAGAGGGGTGCATGGACAACCCCGACAAGGGTTACAGAGTTACAATAACTAATAATGACAGGGAGATTATAGAGTTTTTATCAAGTTATAAGTTCAGGGGAAATGGGAAATATCACTATCGGCGAAGTAGTAAAGAATTTTATGAATGGATGAGGTCGCTTGGAATAAATCCCGAATTAAAGGCTAAAACAAAGGTTGTTCCAGATTCCATTCTGGGAGCGGATAAAGAAACCGTGTGTCAGTTCTTGAGTGGATTATTCGATGGGGATGCTACGGTTACTAAAGGGATTTTCTACTATACTGCAAGTAAGGCATTGGCGAATCAAGTGCAACTACTACTCCTAAATATGGGCGTTATTAGTAGTGTTACCACAAGGACTTGCTGGCTAAAAGGGAGAGGATTCCCTAACTATACATTGTCGATTTCAAATCCCAAAACTTTCTTGCAGAACATTCGATTCCGATTGCCACGAAAGCAAGAGAAGGCTGAATCTCTGTACCCCCCTAGATTTTTGAGAAATCAAGCCAATGCTGGTGCATATTTTATGGAATACCCTGTTTGCTGGGTACATGTTAAGGGAAAGACTTATGGGGTGGAAGATGTTTTTGACCTTACCGTGCCTAATGGACATGCTTTTTATGCAAATGGATTGATAGTCCATAATTCGCTAGGGTGGTATCCTGAGTATTTCACCAGGTGGCAGTCGTATAACACGGAAGAGGCTCGTTCCTTCTCGCTGCCAACGTGGTCGAATCTAGTCAGCTTTCCAGGTGGAAGGCAAGACCCTGAGATTCTGAAACTAGAAGAACAGACCACATCGGAGCGGTTTCAGGAGAGGTACGGCGGAGTGCCCTGCCCGCCCAGTGGCCTTGTTATTAAAGAGTTTAGTAACAAGATTCATGTCGGCGCCTATCGGTTTGATAAGGAGTTGCCGATAAGGATAGCGGTTGACCCTGGCTACGCAGGTGCTCATGTGGTTATGGCTATACAGGAATGGGGAGAGCAGATAGCCCTGGTTGACGAGATTTATCTTCAAGGTTATGTGACAGAGGAGATGATAAGCATTTGCAAGCAAAGGCCGTGGTGGAGCAATGTCACAGGTGGTGCGATAGACTTTGCAGGGAAACAGCATCAGGCGATGCCGGCACCTATTGAGATTTGGTTGCGTAAGGCGGGGATACACTTGCAGAACATGAAAGTCAACATAGAGGACGGGATAGATGTGCTAAGGACTTATCTCAAACCTAATCCTGTTACTGGTAAACCGATAATTCTAGTAAATTCCGCCTGTAAGGGGTTTATTAGTGAGTGTGCTGGCGGGAAGTCCCCTGTAGACGATGGCGGCCCCTGGCTCAGAGATAAGAATACCAATCAAGTAATAGATAAGAACAATCACGCTACTAAGGCTGTGATTTACTATCTTGTTAATAAGTTTGGCTATGCTGGACGGTCAAACAGGATTCAGAAAATGACCGTGGTAGGGAGTCCGACAAAGAGAACGTTTGCGAGGACATAATATGGCAGAAAAACCGACAGTTGACGAAATAAGAAAGCTTTATAAAGACAGGAAGGACTATTATTACAATCTGCATGAGAAGCAGAAAAGTATCAACAAATACTACGAATTAGATTTTGATGCTGGAATTCCTACTAAACTGGGCTATGAGCAGATAACGCCTCCGAGCGCCAGGGATTGGATTGACGTGGGCGTGAGGCACTTTACTCTTGATAACCCTAAAGCACAGGCGTTTCCACGAGGTAATAGCGATACCAGCCGAGCTAAAGATGCGGTTGTCGAGTCGTTTCTAAACTTCTGGCTTAGACGGATTATTTTTCAGATTAAGGACGCTGCTAAGAAATTGCCGCTCAGGGGAGAGGTGTTTCTTAAAGTGTCTATGGATGACACCTACCTTGGGATTGAGGCTCAGGACGTATCCGAGGAAGAGAAGAAAGAACTTAGAGACAAGCGACTTTTCCACTTCCCCTTAAAGATGACTGTTGTTGACCCTGTAAATGTTTATTCCTCCCCAGTACATGATGGGCTTTGCCCCGCAGATGTTATTGAGTGTTTTGGCATGACCGTGGCGGAGGCTCAGAGTCTATGTGAGAGGAATGGTTGGGATTGGAAGACGGAGAAGAAATCAACTAAAATTGTTTACTTCCTCAGCTATATCAGCTCTAAGTGGCGTTGCTTTATGTTCTCCGAGAGTGAAACTCCTGGAGGCTTCACCCCTGTCTTGAAACCTGAAGTCCAGCCGAATATCCTGGGATTCTGCCCTTATGTGCATATACCTTCGGGGTACGGCAATTCCGATTACGAGGGGAAGCCAGAATCCCTTTATCGCTCTATCCTTGACGGCAAGCAGGATATGTTAAGGGCAGAATGCAGAATGTTATCTCAGATAGATGCCTTGAATGCGAGATTTGCTTGGTGGCTAATAAAGGTGATTGGGGAAGAAGAAGATGTTAAGGTGCTCTATCCTGATGGGAAAGTGAAGTTAAGCCCTGGAGAAATTATAAGGGAAAGTGAACAGGTCAAGGTTGAAATACTGAAAGGTGAAAACCCGCCTTCGGGACTGTTTCAGGAGCTTGCTGCCGTAAGCGCAAGGGCGCAACCTCCCGCTGTGCTGGCTGGCACAAGACCGACAGGGGTTTATAGTGGTCAGGCGATAGAAGACCTGATAAGCACATCGAAACCACTGTATAAGAGTGCGTTCAAGAATTTAGAAGACGGCCTGGCCGTAGTTATGGGTATGGGGCTGAGAATCATAGATAAGGTCTATAAGCACGAAGTTGCAATAGAAGATATGTCATCGGAGGATAAATGAGACAGCTTAAGATTAAACCAGATGATATCGATGGACATTACGACTGCGAAGTCCAGCTTTTAGCCGAACCGCCAGAGGCGTTAGATATAAGAAAGACACTAGGAACTAACCTGCAAAAGGCTGGCGTATTAAGCAACAGGACAAATCTCTCGAAATACCACGATATGTCGAAGGAAGAGGTGGAAGACGAGATAGCTCAACTCTATGCTGAGAAAGCCATGCAACTGCCTGGGATGCTGGAATTCATGGGTCACAATGCAATGGAGCGGTTAGGGATGAAACAGGTGGCGGAGGGGTTTGACAAGCTGACTGGAACCGTGCCTCCAAGACGATTACCTGAAACAATGGGAGCTGGTAGCGAAGGGGTTACGAAACGAGGGCGACAAACGCCTGAGATGGAGCGGGGAGTAGTACCACAGGAGGCCGAGGTTAGTAATATCCCAATGGAGTAGTTGAATGGAAAACATTATGACTAAGGCAATGGAGAAAATCACCGAGATGCTAGTAGGAACTGACGGCAGGCTAAAAGAGTTTGGCGCCATGCCTTACGGGGAAAAGAAGGCAACTCCTAAAGAGCAAAGAGAACGGTTCGAGAACCTTAAGACTGGTGAATTGGCTCACTTAATCAAGCTTCATGGAAGGGAAAG